ACAGTCTGCATCTGCAGGATGTCGGCGGCTTTGGCCTGACCCTTGGCAGCAACGGTGCCGGGGATCACATAGACGGCCGCACCCTCGCGACCGGCCCATGCGGCAAAGGTCGCCATCTTGTCGGCAACCGAGCGGTCGGCATCGATCCAGATGTTATGCGGACGGCCATCAAACCCCTGACCCTTGTCGATGAAGCTGCGGACCGGGATCAGACCTTCGCAGTAGCCGAACACCACCTCCATGAACTGCGCGATCTGGTCGGGATCTGGCTCGTCGCCGAACACATCGACTTGCACCGGCGCGTCATTGAAGTCGCGCCAGGGATTGAAATGAACGATCTCGCCGGCCACGGGCTGTTCGGGAGAACTGGTCATGTCGTCGTCACGCTCGCCGCTCATGCGGGCTGCTCCCAGCAGCGGCTGACCCACGGGCAGAAGCGGCATTCGTGGAAATCGCGATTGCTGGCGATGCGCGGCAGCAATTCGCCCGCATCGGTCGCCTGCAGAATGCGCACGCCACGGTCGGACATGCGCTGCGCCAGAGCGGCATCGAACGGCACCAGCTCGTGGTGGAGTTCGGCGGTATCCTTGTTGATGGCGGTGAACAGCGCCGGCGCGGCACTGATGCCGGGGACGGTTCCTTCCATGTAGGCCTGATAGACCGCGATCTGAGCGGCATAGACGGGCTTCGACTTCGTTACGCCGTCCTTGGCGCAAGCACGCCAGTTCTTCGCGTTCATGGTCTTGCATTCCCACAGCGCGGGAACGGCGAGGCCAAGACCTTGTGGCCCGGCAGCGATGATGCCGTCGACATGGCCACGGATGCGGCCGCCGGCGGCGGAAAAACCGAACTGACCACCATCGGGCCGATTGCCCTTGCGGGTGTAGAGGTCGAAGCCCGCGGTCCGCAGCCACTGGGTGGCGAGGTCTTCGAGCGCATGGCCCATGGCGAAGATGCGCAGCGTCTGGCCAGTAAAGCCGGCGCCGTCATCCTTTGGCGTGGCGGTGAACTCGAATTGCAGGGCGCGCTCACAGGCATGCCCGAGGCGTGAGCCGCCAAGGTAGTTGCGTGGCGGTGTGACGGCGTGATCTGCCTCGAGGGCGGCATCGATCAGGTTGGTGATCCGCTCGCCCGGCTTCGGTTTGTGATTAAAGTCCAGCATCAGAACGGCACCTCGGGATCGGCGGCGCGATTGGCGGCGACGTATTCACGAAGCGCGTCCTGGAAGCTGGTGACAGTGACATCGATCAGGGTGAGCACCTGCGGCTCCGAGAGATCGGCGAGCCGGGTCTGCCAGCCGATCTCCTCCATGATCTCGGCGACGGGTTTCATGGTGCTGCGGACTGCAGCCTGTTCGGCGAGCGTCGGGTCGATCATCATGCCGCCCTCGCCAGGTCCTGCCGGTCGGCACCGAAGACGAGGCTGCGGATGGCGGCGCGGTTGAACTGGAAGGACAGCAGCGCCGAAGCCTGGTAGCGGGTCAACCCGAAATCATGCCGGTAGTCGGCCGGCAGGTATGCAAGCTGCCGGTCGGTCGGCGGCTGCGACAACCAGCGCCTGGTCTTGTGCGCGCTCTCGTCGGATTCGTGCTCGTTCAGCCAGTCATCGGCGGCGGCGAGGCACACCATGCGCTCGCCGATCGACAACAGACGCGCCTCGATCCCCTTGGCGGCGCCGACGGCATGCCAGCGGCCATTGAGGAAGAAGGCACCGGCCCAGGTGGAGAACCCGTTGGCCATCAGTGCGGCATCGTCACCGAACAGGTCGCACCAGCGGAAGCTCGACCGCTTCAGCAGGTCGATCTCCGACATGACGAAATCGCCGAGCGGAACATTGTCGCCGTCATCGTCGATGTTGTCGAAGACGAAGCCACAGAGCGGGCATTCCTGACAGCCGAGCGGGATGTCCGCCTCACATTGCGGGCAGCATTTCGTCGGCGCGTCGTCGGAGGCTTCGTGACCGACGAGATCGACCTCCTGCTCGAGCGAACCATGCATCAAGCTCGAAGTGCCGAAATCGAGCACCACGCAGTCGGTCTTGACGACGCCCGGATGCTCGTTGGGATCGACGGTCCTCAAGCCTCGCCCGACCATCTGGATCATCGTCGATTTGTATGAGGATGGCCGCAGCAGCAGGACGCAGGAGGTTGGTGGGTGGTCCCAGCCCTCGGTCAGCACGGCCACATTGACGACGACCTGGATGTCACCGACGGCATAGGCGGCAAGCGCAGCCTTGCGCTCGCCGTCACCCATCTCGCCATGAACGAGAGCTGCGGCGACACCGGCCTCGTTGAAGGCGTCGGCAACGCTACGGGCATGGTCGACCGTCGAGCAGAACACCACGGTCTGCCGCTCGGCGGCCTTCTCCTGCCAGTGTCGGATGACGGCATCGGTGACCGGTGCGCGATTCATGATGCGCTCGACTTCGCCCATGTCGAAGTCGCTGGCGGTCTTCCTGACCTTGGCCAGGTCGTCCCTGACGCCGACGTCGATGACGAAGGTGCGCGGCGGCACCAGATGACCCGAGCGGATCAGTTCGCCGATGCGGATCTGGTCGGCGACATTGGAGAAGACCTCGCGCAAGCCCTTGCGGTCGCCGCGATTTGGCGTGGCGGTGACGCCGAAGATGCGGCAGGAAGAGTTGCGCTTCAGCGCCTGGTCGATGATGCGCCGGTAGCTGTCCGCCGTGGCGTGATGCGCCTCGTCGATCACCAGCAGATCGAGCGCCGGCATGGCGGTGAGGTTGGTGCTGCGCGACAGCGTCGGAACCATGGCGAAGGTGACCCGGCCGTGCCAGGATTTTGTCGTGGCATCAACCACCGAGGTGGTGATGGCCGGATTGACCCGGGCGAACTTTTCCCGGTTCTGCGCGGTCAATTCATCGCGGTGGGCAAGCACCGCCGCCTTGGCGTCGCTATCGCCGATCATCTTGCCGGCGACGGCGGACAACATGATGGTCTTGCCGGCCCCGGTCGGAGCCACGCCCAGCGTGTTGGGGTGGGCGCCGAGCGCGGCGACGCTGCGCACGACAAAGAGTTTCTGGCGAGGGCGAAGCAGCATGGCCGGTCCCCGCGCTACTGTGCCCAGGAGGGGCGGCCCGATGGTGTCGCGCTCTGCTGCTTTGCCGCAGCATAGGCATTGCCCTGTGCGGCGCTGGTTGGGCTGGTTTGCGGCGTCGCCGGGACGAGCCCCATAATTGCGGCATAGTCCTTGTGGTTGGCGGTGACGGCGGAGCGGACCTCGTTCTTGTCGTCGCCATTGGTGTCGGTGCCGACGTCAATGCGGGCGACGAATTCCAGCCCGTCGAGATCGACAAAGCCGGAAATGCGGCGCGCGGCCTGTGCCGCCTCGCTCTGGTCCTTGTCGGAAAGACCACGGGCCGAGTTCAGCATGCCGCGGATCAGGCCGCGCCCCATATTGGCCCATTCGGGCCCCTTGGGGCTGTAGAGTCCGATCAGCATGAAGATCTTGCGCCGCGCGTACTGACCTTCGAGCACGGTGAACTCGCCATTGAGATAGACGGCGCCGGTCGAGCCGCGCGTGGCGTAGCCGCCAGTCCAGCCCTGCGACGGATCGTCGAAACCGCCCGGGCGGATGGTCAACCGCACCTTGGCCAGCGTGCCCTTGGGAATGAGATTGGTGTTGGACTGGGCGTCGTTGAAATCGTTCCATGCCGACATGGGTCAGGCTCCTTGTTCTTGAGCTGCGGAGGAGGATTGGGTGGAGGCGGCTGTCGCCGGCGCGGCGAAAGCCTGGCGCGCGGCATTGCGGATCTTGTCCATCAGCCGGCCGAGATCCGGCTGTTCGATCATGCCGAGCCGGCCGGAGCGGTCCTTGGCGGGAAAGCCGAAGGGGTTGAGCGTCTGGCAGACGAAAGCGCGGTAGGGTGCGCCGTCATCGTCCTTCAGCTCGACCATGCTGATGACTTCATCGACGATGCCGGGCAGCTCGAGGCCGGTCTTGGCGCCGTCGATTTGCGGCACGAAGATCTTGCGATTGAAGTCGTCGAGCTTCTCGTCGAGGATGCCGACGAACCAGATGTTCTTCGAACGCGTGTGCTGCAGGTGGGTCAGCCAGGCGATCATCTCGCGGCCATGCAG